CGTCTGCGGGCAGCATCCAGGCGCCGTATGCGGATGAGGAGACCTGCCCCGCCCGCACGTCAGGCAGTGTCCACGCGCTCGGGAAATCGGCATCCATGCCGTCCTTCACACGCGATACGATGTTGTCCACATCGCGTAAGAGAGACGGAGCACCCGCCTCGAGTCCTTCGCCGCCGCCCTCCAGCACGTAGCGGAACACCTGATTCGCCCATTTGGAGGGTGAGTGTTCGTCGAAACCGTCCTTACCGGTGAACTTGCTTTTGATTCTTGAGACGGCGCTGCTGACTTTTTCCATCAGCCAACTCAGCTTCTCGTTGATTCCATTCCACAGCCCCTTTATCATGTTCCCGCCGACGTTCGCAAGCTGGCTGGGGAGCTTTTGAAAGGAGTTAAGAATTTTAGATCCGATATTCCCGAAGAAACTGGTCGCGTTCCCCCATGCGGATTTAATCCCGTTCCACCCACTTTGAAAAGCGGATTTCAGACCGTTCGCGGCGCTGGAACCTTTCTCTTTCACGCTGTTCCAGATACCGCCGAAAAACTCTTTCGTTCCGCTCCACGCGGATTGGATAGTCGACCATGCGTTTTTAAGCGCTTCTCCTGTGCCCTGTGCAGCGCTCTTTGCCTTCTCCTGCAGGTTGGACCAAATATCACCGAAGAATTCTTTTGCGCTGCTCCAGGCGCTTTTCACGGATTCCCATGCGGAAGAAAATGTATTTTGAAAAAATTCCTGTGCCTTATCAAATGCGGCAGAAATCCCTTTCCAAACCAACTGGAAAAACATCGCGGACTGTTCCCATGTCTTTTTCGTGTTCTCCCACGCGGAAGAAAATACGTCTCCAAAAAATTCTTTTGTCTTATCGAAGGCTCCGGAGATTCCTTTCCACACAAGCTGAAAAAAGGCCGCGGACTGCGCCCATGTGGTCTTCATATTCTCCCACGCGGTGGAAAATATATTTCCAAAAAACTCAACGACGCCGCTGAATACTTCGGAAATTTCATTCCAAACGATCTGGAAAAACGCCGCGGCTAACGCCCATGTCTTTTTTGTGTTTTCCCACGCGGAAGAAAATATGGATTTGATACCTTCCCAGGCTTTAGAGGCGGCGTCCTTTATCCCCTCCCAAAGTCCGATCCAGAATTCTCTGAACCCTTCGCAGTTATTCCACAGGGCGACAAAAATTGCTATAAGCGCTCCGATCGCCGCAATAACAAGTCCAATCGGGTTCGCCGACAGAATTGAAAAAAGCCCACTGAATGCTCCGCCGACTCCTTTTATGATCCCTGTTATGCTGCCGATTGCTTTACTGATAGTCCCTACTGCGGTAATGAGCTTACCAATTCCTAGAAGCGCCGGACCGACAGCAGCGGCAATACCGGCAATCGTTAAAATTATTTTTTTCGTACTGTCATCTAAACTGTTAAACCAGTTAACAGCCTCCGTTATTTTGCGTACAATATCGGTAAATGCGGGAATAAGAAATTTACTTAGGTTAGTAAACAGCACATTGATCGCAGAGCTGAGCATTGTAACGGCACCGTTTGCATTATCGGTCATAATATTGTACATGTTTTCCGTTGCGCCGTTAGAATTGTAGATCGCTTCGGTCAATTTTTCGTAATCCTTCTGTGAGGCGGTTACTATGGATAATAAACCGGCCATGCCTTCTTTACCTGCGAGAGCAGCGGCAAGCTCAGCCTTTTGCGCTCCTTCTGCCCCATACATGGCTGTTGTAAGCGCTTCGACCTCATACTGATATTCATCCGCTGTGATTTTCCCACTGTCCAGCGCTTCCTGCAGCTGGTTCATTCCATCCGCGAATTCCTGAGAATCTACTTTCCCGCCGCCAAAACCTTCCCGCAGTTGGTTCATCACTTCCAGAAGAGAATACATGTTCCCCTCTCCATCATCTAGGCTAACGCCCAATGTATCCATGGCTGCGGCCATCGTGTCCGTAGGCTTCGCCATATTTGAGATGATGTTTCGCAGTTGTGCGCCAGCTGATCCGGCTTTTATTCCACTGTTTGCCATTAACCCCAGCGCTATGGCTGTATCTTCCACCGAATATCCCATCGCACCCGCAACCGGGGCAACATATTTAAAGGATTCACCCAGCATGGACACATTGGTGTTTGCATTATTCGATGCCGCGGCAAGAACGTCTGTAAACCTTGTTGCGTTTGAGACCTCAACTTCCAACCCGTCTTTCAGGACTTTTGAATTCTCGTCTGCGGCCAATCCAAAAGCGGTCATAGCGTCGGTGACAATATCGCTGGTTGCCCCAAGGCTTTCCCCGGAAGCACCCGCCAGATACATGATCGAGCTGAGAGAATTCAGCATATCGTTTGTTCCCCACCCTGCCATTGCCATATATTTATAGGCTTCAGCGGATTCCGCAGTGGAGAACTTCGTCTTTGCGGCCATTTCCATGGCCTTTTCTCCGAGAGCATCAATCTCTGTCCCAGTGGCTCCAGAAATAGCAGCTACCTTATCCATCCCGGCTTCGTAATCAGATCCAGCCTTAATAATAGCCGTACCAATTCCTGCGATAGGAAGCGTCACGCCTTTGGTCAGCGTCTTGCCTGCACTTGATATTTTCCCTCCTACATTTTTTAGCCGGTCTGAAAAAGACGTCGCTTTTCCCTTTGCTTCATCGAGCCCCTTATCATATTCACTGGTATCGAGCCCGATCTTCGCGAACAGCTCGAAGACATTCAAAACAAGATCCCCCCACCTTACAGCTCGGCCAACCTGTCCTTGACGTGACGGATAACCTCTTCCGGCGAACGCGTCTCCTCCGGCTTCGGATTCAGGATGTCCGCCCATTTCGCCTGCATATACGGCCCGCCGAGTTTTGCGGCGCTCTCGCTGATACACCGCAGGGTTTCCGCCACGTAGAGATGCCACGCCGCATCCTTCTGCTCATACGCGTATACCTGCCGGACGTGCTGTGCAATATACTCTTTCCCGAACACGTCCAGCAGATCCAGGCGGATGAGTGAAATTAAGCGGCCGTATTCGTCTGGCCCAATTTCATCAATGTCACGAAAAAATCAATCACCGGTTTGCTGTTGAGCATCTCCAGCGCCGCCGCGACCAAGCCGAATGCGGGTGCTTTTTTCGCTTCCTCCGGATCCATAAAACACAGCATTCCCAGCACACCGGCGGTTTCCTCCGCGTGGGCGTCGAGCATAGCATCAAGCATATCGTTCATGTTCCGGCGGGCCTGTTCTTCCAGCGCCGCCTTCTTTTCTTCCGGCGTTTCCTTTCCGGTCAGCTCCGGCATGTGCTTCCGAATTTCCCGAATGCCGGTTTCGTCTATCCACCCAGAAACGGCATGGCGGATCCGGTTAGTCTGCCGCAAAAATTCCACAGTTTCACAGTTGGCCAACGTTTTCATACGGTGCCCTCCCCTTCAGTTCCGGAGTTATCTTCTCCGCCAGGGATTTCCGGTGCGGCCTGCGTTTTTGGTGCAGCACTCCAGAAGTCCATGGGCACTTCCTCCTGTGTGTCCACGGTGACATGCCCCGTGAGTGTAACGGAGGTATTTCCCTTGCCGCTCTTTGTGGTTTTCAGTGAGAAGCCGGAGGTGGACAACGCCTTTTTCAGGCACACGGCCACCATGCCGCCGTCCGCCCGATCACCGACCCACCACACGTCCTGCGCATCAGTTACCTTAAGTGTCCTGCGGGGGACGATATGGGTCGGATCATTGCCGTCGATGTCCGCCGCGCCGAGTGCCAGCCGGATGGATCGCGGAGAGGTGCCAAGGCTCGTAAACTCCAGCGTGCAGGTCCAACTGTCCAGATTTTTGAGTTCAAGCAAATTGCTCGGGCAATTATCTACATCTTCTCCCATATCGGAGAAGGTAGGAACACACGACGCCGTAATGCCACCGGTCGTCGGGCAGATGATGTCCTCATCTTTTACCAGATCCGGGTTTTCGAGGTCAAAATTGTAGAGCAGAATACCGGCGTTGGTTTGGATCTGTTCAAACGTATCTGCCGGGATTCGGGTAAAACGTCCCATATTACACTCCTTTTCTAATCCTGTGTCAGGTATTCAGCGGTCACATTGATATACCGCCGCTTGATGGTTGGTGATGTCTCGTCGCTTAAGGACTGGCACCACGGGGATCCGCGCTTGAGCCAGATACAGCCGCCGTCGCAAGGGAGGATCTTCCCGCCCAATCCGATGGCGCGGCTTAATTCTTCCGCTTTGGCGTTAGGGATGGCTTCACTTTCTGTGTAGAACCACAGATTGACGGTTAAGCCCACTTCTCCACCTTCCCAAGCGCTTGTGATGAGCTCATAGGTCAGGTAGGGGAAGATGGCGTCCTCCGGTACACTGGTAGACGTGTAGGCCGTCATTCCAAAGGAAGAAAAAAACTGGTGGAGGGCCGCAGCTTTGGTCATGTGATACCGCCCCGCATAACCATTTCTCTGGAAAGATGGTTGCATTCCGGGCATAAGCACTGGTGGATGCAAATCATCTTTTCCCCGTCAAAATCGTTCCACTTGGAATATTCATTTTTGTCACATTCAAACACACAGCCGCAAGCGTTGCATTTGAACCGCTTGATTGTACTAAGTTCTGCATTTTTTCGCCCGTGTTGGATGATTTTCATCGCGGCAGCTCCCATTCCTCCGCTGTCACCTGCGAAAACTGGAACGTAGCCCGTTTTGGCGTCTGCACATCGTCCCCGTCGCTGGTGACGCGGAAAACCTTGCCGTCCGACAGGCGGCGGAAGACATCGTGATATTCCAGTTTGGCGTTCGGCTCGCAGGTCACGGTGTACAGGCTGGTGACGCCCTGCTTCTCCGCCGTGCGGGCCTGCATGGAGGTGTCGCAGACCACGGCGGCCTTGAACTCCGCCCCATCCGCCCAGCTGGTGATAAAACCGCCCTCGCCGTCCGGGACGCGCTTTTTCTCAATCAGTTGGCAGGGCTCCATGTACTCTTGTAAAAGGCTCATTCTGTCGATACCTCCAATTTTCCGCTCATCAATTCCGGCAGCATAGCGTCCCGCAATTCTGCTAGTAGACGATTTTGTTCTTGGTTCAAATAGAAAATATGCTGTTTCCACATCGGGAGAAAGAAACTGATAAGACTGGATAAAATCTCCTTGTCCTGATTGTCAACTCTGAACTCATTTTTGTTTTTGGAAAGCGTAGTCTGACTGCTTTTCCAGTTCAGCAACCTCGTACAGCCCGATTGCTTTTGCAAGCGTTTCGTTGCAGGTGATTTTGATAACGCTCCGCTCTCTGGAAACGCGGTTGATGTCCGCCATAATGTCAGCATAGGGGCGGTGTTGAGTTTCCCGCTCTTGAAGCGCTATGTACCTTGACGGGACGATGTTGTAGTCGTTCTTTGCGATTTCCTCAATATTGACTTCCTGCGAAAACTCCGCCACGCTATCACAGTCACCGCATATAGTGGCAATCACATCATCCGGCAGAACATTGACCGTCTTGTGGTATGTCCTGTTTTCGTGGGGCGCTCCGCCAAACTGCCCGTTTTGGTCGCGCTGTTCCTGCACCGCTTTTCTGCGGCAGTCGTAAAACTTCACGGACTTATTGCCGCAGGAAAACACAATTACACAGGTTGGAATGCTGGTAGCCTCGAACATCTTATCCGGCAGCGAAATCACACGCTCCACCATTCCGGCGTTCATCAGATACTCCCGAATTTCTTTTTCCGACTCACTGGACAACACGCCACACGGTAAAACAAAGGCGCACCGCCCGTCAGGCTTCATGCGGTGTAGAGCCGTCAGGACAAAGGCAAAGTTTGCGTTGGAAGCTGAAGGAATTGGTTTCCCTTGGAAGCGCCTGTCTGCCAGCATGGGCGCAGGCGCTTCCCACTTCATGTTGTATGGCGGGTTTGAAATGACTTCATCGGCCAGAATATCGGGGGCTTGCTGGATTTCCTCAATTTCAGAAAATCGAGAACCAGGGGCCAATTTATAAACCTTTGCAAATTCCAGCGTCAGAGCGTTTCTGTTCAGCACATAGCCGCCCATGTTCCGAACCACCATATTGAACAGCAGCAACGGAATTACCCGTTCGTCCAGTTCCTCACAGATGAAGGTCTTGTTTGGGTCCTGTACCCATTTCTGGATAGTCAGCGCACCACTTCCGGCGCATAGGTCATAAACAATGGTTCCGCCCGTATCGGTTGCGACAGCACACAGTTTGGCAATATTCTTCGGCGTGTAGTCCTGCATCTTTTCTTTGCGGTCGGCGTAGTAGTATTGAAAAATTTTTTGCAGTTCATCTGTTTGCAAATCGCCGCCCACCATGTCAACATAGGAGGAAAAGATGCTGTCCTTTTCTGGGGACATTAATATCCTTAGCACCGCATCTGGCAAGTCGCCGTCTGCGCCTATCAGAGTTTGAAACGCTTTTGTCAACGCGGACAGTTCCATCAAATCTCCCTCAACTTTCTGTATGGGTTCAGTTGGGTCCGGAACGCCGCCTGCCAGCCGCCGGAACCGGCAATGTCACCGGCTCCGCTGGCCTTGCTATAGCTGTAGCCGCCAAAGCTCTCACTGGTGTACGGGCTGTCAATGACCGCCCCGTACTTTTCCTGCCATGCGGCAATCTCTCCGGCCAGATCCACCACGGTTTTGGGGATAGCCAACGCCCAGACAGCCCCGTCAAAGGTTTCATCCTGCAATATCTCCATTGCGGGGCCGTACTGGTGCAGTCCGTCGTTGAACACGCTGCCGCAGATGCGGAAATACTGCCCGTCACGAAGGAAGGGCAGCGTGATGCCGCCGTCCTCGATGGTATAGGTGCCGGGATGAATTCCGTTCAACCCATCCCGCACCCGGAACCAGTTGTGGAGCTCTGTCAGAATCTGTTCCAGCATCGCGCCGCCCTCCTTTTATTACAGGATTACGCCCTCCATAACGGCCCGTGCTTCCAGGGCAGCAAGATAGTCTGCCATAGCCCGAACCTGGATGTTATATGTGCTTCTCGGACAAGTGGGGTTAAACGGAAGCGTGCCGGCATCCCACTTGCTAAGCATTGCGTTCAGTTTCTCAAAGCGGATACGCAACTGCTCATATTCGGCCTTGAACCGCTCTTTATAGTCGGCGCTCTCCATCATGGCGATTGTGTCTTTGAGTTCCATATTTTCCACCTTTTTTACTTGCTGGTCATTCTGATCTTCGTGGCAGACTCCGCCTGGGGCTCTGTTTGAGCGCTTCTTGTGGAGGACTCCGTTCCCTTGATGGTGGCAATCCACAGGCTGGAAGGGTTGTACAGCACGGGGATAAACAGGGCGCTGGCCTTTGTCCACAGAACCTTAGGATCGTCCTCTGTCCACTGGTCGATGTACACATAGGGGCTCTCCTCGCTGGCGGATGCGGTGGTCAGGCTGCCCACCGTGGCCTCAGGCGGATCTCCCCAGGCGCACGTCCCCAGTCGGCCCGCCGGGTTGGACGCGAAGAAGGTAACTTTGTTATCGGGGTAATAGCGGGCTGTGGTGATCTTGGGCTTGCCATCCTCCCCAATGTCCGCCTCCGCGCCATAGGTCAGATCATTGGTGATGATTCTGCCGATGCCAACCTCCGTCTCCAGATAGGACTCCAGGGCCCCAGCGTACAGAAGAGCCCCCGCGCCGATACTGCCGTTGACAG